AAGAACGTGCCTGAAAGATGATGCGAAACCCACAAGATAACATGCAGATTTCGCCCTGTAACGGCATGGCGCGGGTCAGCGAGGCGCTTAATTCAGCGCGGCGGAGAGCAGGCTGCGGCACTGGCCGGCGTCGGCGCGCACCTGCGCCTGTTGCGCCGCGCTCAGGCCCTGCCAGGCATCCACCACCTGCTGGCCGAGGCGCGGCTGAAAATGGATTTTTTGCAGCGCATAGTCAGAGTTGCCGCCTTCGATTACCGTGCGCATATCCGCCACGAAGCGGCGGCTGTCGTCATGATGAATGGCGCAGAACACGGAGACGTAGTAGGCCTCGTCCTCTTTGCTGTAGTGCGGCGTCAGCCAGTACCAGACGGCGGCGGCAAGAAGAAGCAGCGGGAGAAGATATTTCAGTCGGGCGATCATAGCTGTGGGTACGCTCGTAGCAGGGAACAAGGCGGGGGAGTATAGCGCGTAACGGATAACGGCAGCTCAATGAGCTAAAGGGTTGCGCTTATCGACAGGGAAAGCGCAGCACCGTTAAATCAGCGTCATCACCACGATACCCGTCGCGGCAATTTCATTCAGCGCGCATTCGAACTCGGCGTCGCCGCCGCTAATTCTGACGCGTCCGCCGGGCAGACGCGCAAGGGTGCGCAGGCTGGCCATGCCTTCAATATCCAGCAGCCATTTGCCGTCCACCACCGCCTTGTAGCTGCGGTTAATGATGTACTGCTGCTCGCCTTCAATCACCGCCAGCAGGTTGCTATTGGCCGCCACCTTATCAAGAAACAGTTTGCTCTCCAGAGTCACAAAATCGACAGGACTGAGTTCACCATTTGTTAATTTTACCCGCTCAATCTCCGTCAGGCTTTTGATCGGGTGGCTTTCGCTGCCTTTTTCCGCCGCCAGCGCTTTTACTGCGCTGGGTGCCTCGCCCTGACCGTAGAGGATCCAGTTCAGCTCGGCGTCGGTGTCAATCAGACACTGCACTACCAGATCGGCCGGGAAAGCGTCTCTTTTATAACGCATTGCCAGGTTGCTCGAGGAGAGCCCGACATGATCGGCATACTGCGATTTCTGTTTGAACCCATAGGCCTGAATCAGCCTGTCGAGGATAGCCCCGCCGCTCCCGTTAAAATTAGTGACTAACATTTTTGAGCTTCCTCTTGTGTTACTAACATATTTGAATTAGCATCACTGCGTTGTGAATGTTATCGCATAACGCTGACATTACGTTAACTGGAGATGATGCCCTATGAAGCCCGACATTACAAATGCCATAGCGCGTGCTCTTTTATTACCCGTAAGCCTTAAACGGCGGGCTGGCGCGCTTTTTATCAGGCAATACGGCCTTTTGCTGGCCAACGGGCGCGCCCTATGTCGACATGCGCTCCGGGGAAAACGCGCTGCCGGTGCGGCAGAACGTGCCGCCGGTCGGGCTGGCTCTTTTTCTGTTAATTTTCAGCTCAACTGACTCACTTATGATGAATAGTCACTCTCAACCAGCGGCTGCCATGAGCTTTGACGAGTTCTGCAAAAGCTGGCGGCAGATGCGCAGCAACAGCCGTAATCCGGCGCTGGTCGCCTTCAACCAACAGGACGACGAATGCAAATTTTGCGTGCTGACGCTGGCGAATCGGGAAAAGCCCGGCAGCTTTCGCCTGCAGGAGGTTGGCCAAAATTTTGAAACCTTCGACGAAGCCCGACGCGCGCTGATTATCGCTGCCATGAACAAAATGGTGCGCTGGGGTCGGCGCTGGCCGCGCGCGTTTTCCGACGCCGACCGCTATCTGTCTGAATAACTAACACCCACTGCAACTTAATGACGTCAACCCGTCGGGCTTCCCTTTGCCCGCATTCAGGAGAGATGAGATGAAACACGCTGTTCACCGTGCTGAAAATGAGGCGCTCAACGCCCTGCTAACCGCGGCGCGCGCCGACGAGCGCAAAGACCGCGCGCAGGCGGTCGCCGCGCGTCTGGCTGCGATGGCGACGCATATCAGCCGCCAGGGGCTTAACGGCATCGAAGCCGCCGAGCTGATTCGCCATGAGGCGCAGCGCTACCGCGATGAGTCAGAGGAGCTGCACTGATGGTCGATACCATGGATATTGCGCAGCAGCGCCAGGCGGAGCGGCTGGCGCAGGATATCGCCGCCGTGACGCAGCGGCCCAAAGGCGTCAGCGCCTTCTTCTGCGAGGAGTGCGACAGCGCCATTCCTGAAGCGCGCCGCCGCGCCCTCAACGGGGTGTCTCGCTGCGTCGGCTGCCAGGAGCTGGCCGAACGGCGCGCTCGCCACTATCAGGGCGGCGTCTGATGTTGCACGAAAACTGGCCGTGGCGCGCGCCGCGTCAGGCTATCGCCTCGCCTTATCCGACGCACGCCGAGATGCAGCGGCGCAGCCGACAGTTCGCTGCGCAGGCGCAGGCGTGGACGGCGCTGGAGCAGCAGCCGTCGCTGGTGCAGCGCGTTATCCGGCTGCGTCACGGCCAGCTGGAGAAGGAGAGAGGCACGGCGGCGGCCGCCGCCTGGCTGACCACCACCTTCGCCGAACGCCTGCTGCCGCGCGTGGAGCAGGCAGGCGCCCAGTATCGACTCGGGGAAATGCGTCGCGGCACCGCTGCGCTGCTGAGCGGTCACGCCGCGCAGGAAAAAGGCGCGGCGGCGGCGGCCGGCACGCTGTGGGAGCTGATGCGCCGCTTCAACCGTCTGGCCGATATGGCGCGCGCCGATGTCGATCGGCTGGCGGGCGATATCGCCCGCTTTATCTTCGCTGAACTGGCGCAGCTGCACGCGCAAAGCCGCGATGAATCGGACTGGCGCTACAGCCATCAGCTCTATCTGCTGGCCGCCACCGTTACCCGCGAGTTCCGCCAGACGCCGCCGCTGTGGGAAAAGATCACCACGCGTCTCTTCGCGCCGGAAGAGGCGACGCCAGCCATTATGCGTATGCAGGCGGAGACGTGGTGGAAAGGGCGACTGCGTCGACTCGCCGCTGCCTGGCGCGAACATCTGCAGATCGCGCTGGCGCAGGTCAGTAAAACCCGCTCGCCTTACGCCAGCCGCGCGACCATCGCCGAATGGCGCGAGCAGAAGCGCCGCACCCGCGATTTTTTGCAGAGCATGGATCTGGAGGATGAAGAGGGCAACCGCATCAGCCTGATCGATAAACATGACGGTAGCGTCGCCAACCCGGCGATCCGCCGCTGCGAGCTGATGACGCGCATCTGCGGCTTTGAAACTATCTGCCACGAAATGGGCTACGTCGGCGAGTTTTGCACGCTCACCGCGCCGGCGCGCTATCACGCCACCCTCAGCAGCGGCCAGCACAACCCGAAATGGCGCGGCGCCAGCCCGGCGGAGACGCAGCGCTACCTTTGCCAGCTGTGGCAGAAGGTACGCGCCAGACTGCACCGCGAACAGATCCGCCTGTTCGGCATTCGCGTTGCCGAACCGCATCATGACGGCACGCCGCACTGGCATCTGCTGCTGTTTATGCGCCCTCAGCAGGTGGCGCAGGTGCGCCAGATCCTGACAGAGTACGCCTGCCAGCAGGACAACGACGAGCTGAAGAGCGAAAAAGCGCGCAGGGCGCGCTTTCACACCACGGCCATCGATCCGCAAAAGGGCAGCGCCACCGGCTATATCGCTAAATATATCGCCAAAAATATCGACGGCTACGCGCTCGACGGCGAGCGCGACCATGAGAGCGGCGCAAGCCTGCGCGACTGCGCGGCGGCGGTATCCGCCTGGGCGAGTCGCTGGCATATCCGGCAGTTCCAGTTTATCGGCGGCGCGCCGGTGACGGTCTGGCGCGAGCTGCGCCGCATAACAGAGGGCGAGGGGCTGCGCGCAATGAGCGAGACGCTGGCCGACGCGCGCGAGGCGGCCGACCGCGGCGACTGGGCCGCCTACGTCAACGCGCAGGGCGGCCCGTTGGTGCGTCGCGATGAGCTGGCGGTGCGTAGCTGGTATCAACCCGCCGGACAGCGCAACAGCTGGGGTGAAGAGATGACGCGCATCAAAGGCGTTTACCTTACCGCCGTGGGCGCGGAGAAGCCGCTGCTGACCCGGCTGGTGAACTGGAAACTGGTGCCGAAGCGCAAAGAGGAGCAGGCGCGTTTTCCTGTCGACAACGCCTCTTGGAGTTCTGTTATTAACTGTACGCAGACGGCGCGGCGGCCAGACCGGTTAGCGCCATTGAATCATGGTGACCCTCTGGCGGTTAAAAACCTCGCCTGTCTCCCTCAAAACGGGTTTTTTTACCGGCAAAACAGCGCGCCGTAACGCCCTTTTTCCGCGCTGTTTTCACATTTGCGTTAAGTCGCTGTTAGATAAAAGAGGCGCAATATCAATGGCCTGAGCCAGACAGGCTGCGCAGTTAATTTTCTTTATATCAGATTGCATGCTGTGCTACTGTATAGATATACAGTTATAAAATGGGGGAGGGAAAGTGGATACTGACTTACAAGAACAGGTAATGCTTGAGCGCGTTGAGCTTATTGCACGACTGACCACTGAAGGAGTTTGCAGGGAGCGCGACCGAGAAGTGGCCCTCGCTTTAATCGCCGAGATTGCTGGCGATATGATGATAAAAAACAAGCAGTTCGCCGTTTCGTTTTCTGCTATACCCACTAATAAATAATAACGCAGGTATGGCAATGAGAAGCGATCGCCTGACTGCTGCAAAGCGGCAGATCCCCACCCTTTCCCCTTGATGCGCGCGCCGTCCCGGCACGGCAACAGTGAAGCGATAACGGCACCCTCTGGGTGCCGTTTTTTTTGCGCCGCGATTTCCCTGTTTACCCCTGTTTCAGCGGACAGGTGGACGTTGAGCCATGGTCCTGCAGCGAGGAGACTGCCAGTGCCGGATGACGCGCAGGCGCCGCCGAATACAACCGCGAAGCGGCTCACACGCGAGCCTGCCTACCGCCTTTAGGGGAGAAAGAGAAGAGTGACGCACCATTTTAGCCTGCCCGATGGAGAGCTATCGCCATGAACATCTATGCCCGCCAGGGCGATACGGTCGACGAGATTTGCTATCGCTACTACGGCCGCACGCAGCAGGCGGTGGAGCAGGTTTACGCCGCCAATCCCGGCCTCGCCGAGCGCGGTGCGGTTCTGCCGCACGGCTATGCCCTGACGCTGCCCGAGCTGCCAGACGCCGCGACAGGCGAAACCGTCAATCTGTGGGACTGAAGATGGAGAAAACCAGCTCGCTGATTAACTACCTGGTCAGCCTGTTTCTGATGTGGCTGGGCCGCCATACCATCCAGGACATCGCGTTTTTAGTCGGTTCCGGCGTGGCGGTGATCACCCTGATGGTTAACGTGGCGACCTTTTTCATCAACTGGCACTACCGCCGCAAAACCTATGAGCTGCAGCGCGCCAGCGCGCAGGGAGGCAGCCTTGAGTCAGATCGCTAAGCGCTGCGCCGTGGTCGCCGTGGTGGCAATTGCCGCGCTGCTGCCGCGGTTCGCCACTCTGAAAATCTCCTCTGACGGGCTGCGGCTGCTGGCCGACGCTGAGGGCTGCCGCACCTCGCCCTATCAGTGCAGCGCCGGCGTCTGGACCAACGGCATCGGCCATACCGCCGGCGTCACGCCGCAGAGCACGGTCAGCGAGCGCCAGGCGGCGGTCAATCTGGTTGACGATCTGATCCGCGTCGAGCGTCAGCTCGCCCGCTGCGTGCCGGTGACGATGCCGCAGCCGGTCTGGGATGCGGCGGTGAGCTTCGCCTTTAACGTCGGCGCCGGCGCGGCCTGCCGCTCGACGCTGGCGCGCGAGCTGAATCAGCAGCGCTGGCGCGCGGCGTGCGACCAGCTGCCGCGCTGGATCTACGTCAACGGCGTGAAAAACGCCGGGCTGGCGCAGCGGCGCGCGCGCGAGCGCGCCTGGTGCCTGCGAGGCGTGCCGTGACGCGCCTGTGCCTTGCGCTGCTGGCGGGGCTGCTGCTGGCGCTCGCCCTGACCGGCTGGCGCGGCGCGCAGCTGCGCGAGGTGCAGCGCGCCAACGCCGCGCTCGCTGCCGATCTCGCCAGCCGCGACCAAATCATTGTCCGTCTGCGCGAGCAGGCGCAGATGAACGCTATGCGCGAGGCGGCGCTGCGTGAACAGCAGAGTCGCGCCAGCCGCCTCGCCCTCAACCGTGAACGACAAATTGCGAGGGAAACCGATGCCCGCCAGGCGTTACGCCAGTGGTCTGCTGCCGCTCTGCCTGATGATGTTATCCGGCTGCACAGCCGTCCCGCCTTCGACAACCCCCGCGATTATTTGGGCTGGCTGTCCGCGCGTGACCAGCTGTCCAGTGCCGGGCAACCGCCTGCAGACGCAGGGCGATCTGGCGGCAGATAACCGTCAGCTAGAGGCTGCGCTCGCGTCGTGCGGGCTGCAGATTGAAATCATAAAAGAGTGCCAGGAGCAACAGGATGCAGAAACCTCAACAGCTACGCGCGGCGCTGAACCGCAGCGTGCCGCTGCTACAGCAAAACCCTGAGCGGCTGACCATGAGCATCGCCGCCGGAACGGTGGTGGCGACCAGCGCGCCGTCGCTCTCCTTTGAGTATCGCTACCGGCTCGAATTAACCATCGCCGACGTTCAGCAGGAGATTGAGGCGGCGATCGTGCCGCTGCTCGCCTGGCTGCGGGATAACCAGCCGGAGATGATGGGCAACGCCGACAAGCGCCGCAGCGATTTTACCTTCGCGACCGACGCCGCCGGCGCGCTCAGCATCGGCCTGCAGCTGAGCGAGCGCGTGCTGGTGACGCAGCAGCAGAGCGCGCTGCAGGTCACCTTTCCCGGCGAGCCGACGCCGCCGGCTAACGATGAGGCGCCGCTGCAGCTCTGGGTGCACGGCGCGCTGGTCAGTGAGTGGCAGCGCTAAAGCTGTCCTGCTATCTCTCAGCGGTCGGCGCCGCGTTGCTGGCCGCACGCACCACGGGTAACACTAGCGACATGAACGAACATATCAGCGAAATCTTGCGCCTGCTGCGCAACCTTATCCGCATCGGCACCGTCTCGGCGGTGGATGCGCCGAACGGCCGCTGTCGCGTGCGCAGCGGCGACAACGAAACCGGCTGGCTGCCGTGGCTCAGCGCCCGCGCCGGACGATCGCGCGCCTGGAGCGCGCCGTCGGTCGGCGAACAGGTGCTGCTGCTCAGCCTGGGCGGCGAGCTGAACACCGGTTTTATTCTGCCGGGCATCTTTTCCGACAGCCATCCCGCGCCTTCCGCCTCGGCCGACGCGCTGCACTGGTCGTTTCCCGACGGCGCGGTCATCGAGTATGAACCGCAGAACGGCGCGCTAAAGGCGAGCGGCATTCAGAGTGCCACCGTGCAGGCGGCGGTCAGTGTGTTGCTGGACGCGCCGCTGGTGGAGTGCAGCGCAAAGCTGAAAACCGCCACGCTGGAGGTGACCGGCGGCGGCACGCTGCAGGGCAACGTCACCCACAGCGGCGGCAGCCTTAGCTCTAACGGCATCGTACTGCACGCCCATCAGCATGGCGGCGTGAAGTCGGGCGGCGATCTCTCAGGAGGGCCGCAGTGATGACGGAGAAATATCTCGGCATGAATCGCGAAAGCGGCGCGGCGCTGGCGGACATGGAGCATATCCGCCAGTCGGTGCGCGATATTTTGACCACGCCGCTTGGCTCCCGGGTGATGCGTCGCCGTTACGGCTCGCTGCTGTCGGCGCTGATTGACCAGCCGCAAAACCCGGCGCTGCGTCTGCAAATTATGTCCGCCTGCTATATGGCGATTTTGCAGTGGGAGCCGCGTATTCAACTGAGCGCGATCGACTATGAGGCGTCGTATGACGGCGGCATGACGGTAGAACTTACCGGCAGCCGCAGTGATACCACGCAAGATTTTTCCCTGACTATTCCCGTGAGCTGAACCTATGGCAACCATTAACCTGAGCCAGCTGCCTGCGCCCGATGTGGTGGAGACGCTGGATTACGAAGCCCTGCTGGCCGAGCGCAAGGCGACGCTGATTTCTCTCTATCCCGCCGAGCAGCAGGCGGCGCTTGCCCGCACGCTGACGCTGGAGTCGGAGCCGCTGGTGAAGCTGCTGCAGGAGAACGCCTATCGCGAGCTGATCCTGCGCCAGCGCATCAACGAGGCGGCGAAAGCCAATATGGTCGCTTGGGCGACCGGCAGCGATCTGGACCAGCTGGGCGCCAATAACGGCGTGACGCGGCTGACCCTGCGGGCCGCTGACAACAGCACGCTGCCGCCGACCGCGGCGCTGATGGAGAGCGACGACAATTTCCGCATGCGCATCGCCGCCGCGTTTGAAGGGCTGAGCGTGGCGGGGCCGAGCGGCGCCTACGAGTATCACGCCAAAAGCGCCGACGGCCGCGTGGCGGACGTCTCCGCCACCAGTCCGGCGCCGGCAGAGGTGGTGATCACCGTCCTGAGCCGCGAGGGCGACGGCACGGCGCCCGCCGATCTGCTCGCCATCGTGGCCAACGCGCTCAACGATGAGGATGTGCGCCCGGTCGCCGATCGCGTCAGCGTGCAGACGGCCGCCATTGTCGAATACCGCGTCGACGCCACGCTCTATCTCTATCCCGGCCCGGAAGCGGAGCCGATCCGCGCCGCCGCCGAGGCAAAGCTGATCGCCTTTATCAACGCCCAGGCGCGGCTGGGGCGCGATATCCGCCAGTCGGCGCTCTATGCCGCGCTGCATGTGGAAGGGGTGCAGCGCGTCGAGCTGGCGCAGCCGGCCGCCGATGTGGTGCTGGATAAAACCCAGGCCGCGTACTGCAGCGGCTACAGCATCGCGGTGGGAGGCTCCGATGAGTGATCGGCTGCTGCCGACCGGCTCCTCGACGCTCGAGGTTGCCGCCGCGCAGGCCTGCGCGGCTATCGAGGCGACGCCGGTGCCGCTGCGCCAGTTGTGGAACGCGCAGACCTGCCCGGTTGCGCTGCTGCCTTATCTTGCCTGGGCCTGGTCGGTCGACCGCTGGGACAGCAACTGGAATGAGGCGACCAAACGCAGTGTCGTCGCCGCCTCGGAGTATGTGCACCGGCATAAAGGCACCATCGGTTCTCTGCGGCGTATCGTCGAGCCGCTCGGCTATCTGATCCGTATTACCGAGTGGTGGAAAACCGGCGACGCGCCGGGCACGTTTCGCCTCGACGTCGGCGTGCTCGACACCGGCATCACCGAGGCGATGTACAACGAACTGGAGCGGCTGATCGCCGATGCGAAGCCGTGCAGCCGGCATCTGATCGGCCTCTCGATCAATCTGGACGCCAGCGGCGCGCTGCCGATGGCGGTCGCCAGCTACAGCGGCGACGAGCTGACAATTTATCCCTATACCCCTGAAATCATCACCGTGAACGGGCCAGGCTACACCGGCGCAGCGGTACATTTAATTGACCTGACGGAAGTGCGCACATGACAACGAAATATTATGCCCTGCTGACCAATCAGGGCGCGGCAAAGCTGGCAAACGCCACGGCGCTCGGCACGAAGCTGCAAATTACGGAAATGGCGGTAGGCGACGGCGGCGGCACGCTGCCAACGCCGAACGCCTCGCAGACGGCGCTGGTGGGCGAAAAACGCCGCGCGGCGCTCAATTCCCTGAGCGTCGATGCGGCCAACAGCAGCCAGATTATCGCTGAGCAGATTATCCCCGAGAACGAAGGCGGCTTCTGGATCCGCGAAATCGGCCTGTTCGACGCCGACGGCGTGATGATTGCCGTCGCCAACTGCGCGGAGACCTATAAGCCGCAGCTGCAGGAGGGCAGCGGCCGCACGCAGACGGTGCGCATGATTATCATCGTGAACAGCACCGACGCGGTGACGCTGAAGATCGACCCCTCCGTGGTGCTGGCGACGCGCCAGTATGTGGATAACGGGGTAATCGAGGCGAAGCAGTATGCGGATAAAGGCATCGCTGACCACGTCGCGGCGGCGAACCCGCATAAGCAGTATCTGCAGATTGCTAATGCGCTGGCGGAGGTTAAGAGCGCGGGGAAGGTGGCGGATGTTCTACAAAAC